GGAGTAAAAATATATTTATTTATTAATTAATTTCTGGGGGGAGTAAAAATATATTTATTTATTTATTAATTAATTTCTGGGGGAGTAAAAATATATTTATTTATTTATTAATTAATTTCTGGGGGGGAGTAAAAATATATTTATTTATTAATTAATTTCTGGGGGGGAGTAAAAATATATTTATTTATTTATTGTTATCCCAAAAAAAATTGTTTAAAACAATAAATAAATATATAATAAAAACATTTTATGTACTGTATTCAAATGAATCATCGCATTCATATAGCATACCATCATCTATCAAAAAACGTTAAATTATTTGGTATCACATAATAAAATTTATATATTTAATGTTAATTAAAAAAAATGATCATAAATTATTAATTTTAATTTCAAAAATATAATATAAAAAAATTTTTTAAAAAAATATATATATAACAAAAAAAAGAATATGAAACATTACATGAGTATCGAAGAATTTATTAAAAATAATTATAAATTTACGAATGAAAGTAATAACTCTCCAACTAATTCTATGCAATCTAATAATGAAAAATATATGGAGTCTCTTTTACAATTAGAATCATTAGCAACTCAGCTTGAAGTTTTAAATAAAAAAATTAAAACATGCGAAGAAAAATTAGAAGGAATTAAAAAAGATATGAGAAATATTAGCAGAGAACGATATATTATAAAATTAATGCATAAATTAAATATAAGTTCATTTGAATTAGATAAATATATCATTGAGATAAAGAAACAAAAAGAAGTAAGAGAAATGTATTCTTCTACTGTTAAAAATTTTTTAAAATTATTAAAAGATAAAGATATGAAAGAACTTATTGATTTTAGTGAAAAAGTAATAGAGATGAATACAAAAATAAAAAATGAAACTAAAATAGAAATTAATAAAAAAGTTACTAATGAATCTACTGAAACTACAATAATTAATGAAGAATATGCAGATCTTTTAAATATATTATCAGAAAAAATTATATCATTTAGTTATTCTGTTAAAATTTTAAAATGTCTTGTAAATGTTAATTTTAATTTCCCTGTTGCAAAAGAACTTGTAACAATTAAAGATTTAACAGATTAAAAAAATAATAAAATATATGAAAACGAGAAATGATAATTTTAAACAATATTTAATTAATTCTTTAAGAATTATAAATGAAGAAATAAATTCTATTAACATAACTGATGAAACTTCTAATAAAGATAGAGAAATATTAATTAAAAAATCTAAAACTTTTTTAAATGTTGTAAAAGATATTGAAAAAATAAACGGTGAATTAAAGCAATATAAAGATGAAAAAGAAAAGGTTTATGACAAAATTTTAGAAATTGTTAATGAATTAGAATTAACAACTGTAGATACAATAAGCTATGTTATTAAAATTATTAATAAAACTCATCAATATCCTAAGTGGCCGGAAATATACAATATTATTTTAAATGAACTAATAACAAAATATCCGGATATGACTAACGAATTATTAAATATAAAATCTAATTGCGATATTAAAACTGATCCTGATAAATTAGAAAAATTAAATGTAACAAAAAATAAATTAGCAAATGAATCTCTTGTTGATGTTGATACTATGATACCAAATATTGATACAGAAGCACAACAAAGTTCATCGTATACTAAATATAAAAAACAATATCAATCTATATCTGAATCATTAACAAAAATAAATACATTTATAAATGATTTATATCTTATAAATCAAGTTCTAGATAATCTATTAAATATGAAAGAAGATGATTTTGAAATTGAAGAATTTACAGCAGATGATATTTTAAATGAAGATATAATATTGAGTATTAGAATTAAAAATGATGATATTATATCTAAATATGCAGATAAAAATAATGTAATGTCATTTGATGATTATATTGAAAAAGATAAATCATATTATAAAAATGATGATGAATATGATGACCACGATGATGATGATGAATATTCTGATGATAATAAATCATATATAAATTATTATAATGACGGGCAGGTATATGAAAGAGAATTTAATGCAAAAGAAAGAGATAAACTTGCAAAAGAAGGTAAAGCATTACCAGATGGATCTTTTCCAATTGTAACTATACAAGATTTAAAAAACGCAATTAAAACATATGGATTAGCAAAAAATAAATCAAGAGCTAAAAGACATATTATAAAAAGAGCAAAAGAATTAAATGCATATGATCTTATACCTGATGAATGGAAATAATATTTTCTAATATAAAAATATTTGATAAAAAAAATATTTTAAAAATTTTTTAAAAAAAATTTGTTTTTTTAAAAAATATATGTAATTTTGTATCAAATTTTAAACAAAAATTTTATGAAAACACAAAATCAAACCTTGAATGTTAAGTTAGCATTAACATCAGAGGAAAAACAAATTATTGACATGCATATAGAATATTGTGCATTTGTTTCAAAAATTATTGAAAATATTTTAAATTTTCAAAAAAATGGTAATTCAATTAAATCTGCACAAGAAATTGTTAAAGATTTTAGACAAATGAAAAAACTAAAAACTTTTGATTTTTTATCTAACATTAGCGCACAGGAAATAGATAATATAATATTTTATACTGTAAAAATATTTAAAAAATATTTAAAAAATAAAATAACAGAAGATGAAAAAAATAAATTGCTAAATATAAATTTTTTTGTTTTAAAATATAGATTTTATATTAAAAATAAAAAACTTTATTTTGCAAAAAATAAAAATGGAATATCGTTTATAGATATTAAAAATAAATTTTGTGATATTAAAAGCGTAAAAATTTATAAAGAAAATGATGAATATTTTTCAGAAATAATAATAAATAATAAATTAAGTGTACAAACTATTAATATTAATGATAACATAGAAATAGATAAAATTGAAAATAAAACTGATGATATATTAAATATTAAAAAGCAATCATTACAAAATATTTGCGATGATTATTTTAAAAACAAAAATAATGCTTCTTTTGATAAACTTATATCTGAAACATATATTATATTAAAAAAATATTTATGGACATTGTCCAAAAATGAGAATGAAATAGAAGATATATTGCATGATTCAATTGTAAAAATAATAGAAAATATTGATAAATATGATTCTAGATGGAATTTTTCAACATGGGTTTATACTATATGTAGAAATATTTTTTATCAATATAAAAATCGTTCTAAAAAAATCAATGACGATATTTATGATTGTGAAATAGATATAAATGATGATTCGTTTTCAGTTGAGGTCATAAAAGAAAAAATAAAAAAAGAAACTCTATACAATAAACTTGAAACTATGATAAATTCATTACCTGATCGATACCGTATTTTTATGAAAGAAAGATATATAAATAATATGAAAATAAAAGATATATCTAATAAATATGATATAAAAAAAGATATTATTTATAAAAGCTGTGCATACGGAAAAAAATTAATACAAAAAATATTAGATGCCGAACAGAATGAAACCTTGCAATTAAATTATATGTATTAAACGTGCATAAAAATAATTTATATATTTTAACAAGATGCTCTAGATTAGAAAATCTTTTAAATATTAAAAAATCAATTTTTGATAATAAAAATGATTTCTGGAATATAAACTGGTATATTGCCGTTGACAATAAAAAAATAAAAAATATTCCAAGTCATATATTGAATAATTTACAATCAGAAAATATAAAATTATTTTTTGATTTAAATTCTGAGGGAATATATGGTAATAATTTATTGAATGAACTATTAAATATAATAGATCAAAAAGAAAATAATTGGATTTATATTCTTGATGATGATAATAAATTACACGAACGATTTTTAAATAGAACATCTGAAATATTAAAAACTAATATATGTAAATGTATTATTTTTTCTCAAATGTCATTTGATACAAGATTTGGCAATCCATTATTTAGAACAGCGTCTGAAAAAAATATAAATGTAAGAAAAATCGATATGGCACAATTTTTAATAAATAGCGTACTAATAAAAAATAATAGATTTGAAAATGAATATGTATCAGATGGAATATTTATAACAAAAATATATTATGAAAATCCAAATGATTTTTATATAATAGATGAAATATTGTGTTATTATAATTTTTATAGTAAATAAATATGAATAAATTTGTGCCAACTGCATTAATTGTAGGCAGAAAAATAGATAAACTAAATACTATTAAATATTCTGATTATGAATGTACAGATATTAATGTTATAAATGTAGATAATTCTTCTGACGAAATTTTAAATGCAATATACAATAATAAAATAGATGTCATATTGACGTTTGGAAAAGATTATAAACGATATAAAGTATTATGTGATATGCCTTTTGAAATCAAAAAAAAATGGATTCATTGCGAAGATGACTACAATTTACCCAATGTAGTATATAATATTGTAATGAAAAATATATTATCTAATGATACATCAAAGCTGATAAGTGTGTTTACTCCAATATATAATACTGGATCAATATTATATAGAACATATGAATCATTAAAAAATCAAACATATGATAATTGGGAATGGGTTGTGTTAGATGACGGTGATGATGAAAATACAAAAAAAATTATGCAGGATCTTTCTTCATTTGATTTTAGAATAAAATATTATGACATATATCCAAGAACAAATAATACAGTTGGAGAAGCTAAATATAGAGCTTGTACACTATGCACGGGGGATTATTTGCTTGAACTTGATCATGATGATTATTTGTTAAAAGATTCTTTATCATATATTATCGAAGCATTTAAACAATATCCTGACGCCGGATTTGCATATTCAAATGCAGCAGAAATTGATGAATTATATAATTCATTAACATATCCGCCTGGATTTGCTTTGGATTATGGATATTATAGAAATTGTGATTGCGAAATTGACAATAAAATTATTAATGCTAAATTTGCTGTTTCTCCAAATATAAATCCAAAAACAATTAGGCATATTGTAGGATGCCCAAATCATTTCAGAGTGTGGAAAAAAGATTTATATTTTGCAATAAAAGGTCATAATAGAATGCTATCTATAGCTGATGATTACGAATTAATTGTTCGAACATTTCTGAAAACAAAAATGATAAAAATTGACAATGAATGCTATTTGCAATTTATAGGTAAAAATAATTTACAGAATTTAGCAAGAAAAGAAATTCAACGAAAAACTAGACATATATCATTGTATTATAATGAAAAAATAAAAGAAAGATTTACAGAATTGGGAAAAATAGATTGGGTTTATGACAATTTTAAAAAATATGAAACTCTCGCATATTCAAGATCTCAATTTGGAGATAATGAAAATTATGCTAATTATATAATAAGATTTTAAAGTATTTTTTATGCAATTCTTTGATAAAATTTATATTCTTAATTTAAAAAAAAGAAAAGATAGATTTTTAAAAATGAAAAAAAGACTTGCGTTTGTTGAAATTAATAATTATGAATTTTTTCAAGCTGTAGATGGAGAAATTATGGTTTCTATTTTTAATATGATTTCTGACAAAAATATATTTTTTCAAAATTCTAATTATCTTGCAACGACATTATCTCATTTATCGATATATTATGATGCATTGATGAATAAATATAAAAAAATATTAATTCTTGAGGATGATGTAAAAATTAATGTTAATATAAAGGAAATTTTTGAAAATATCAAGGAACAAATACCAGAAAATTATGATATTTTGTATTTAGGATATATTCCTCTTTCTGATGATTTGTCAATGTGGAATTATAATTTGATAGATAAAAATATGTACATAAGTAATAATATATTTAAAGCAAAAAATTTATGGGGATTGTATGCTTATAGCGTTAGTAATATTTTTATGGAAACAGTTTTATATAAATATTATAAAAATGAAATTTTTATGGAATTAGATAGATATTTTGTTAATATAATACAACCACAGCAAAATTCATATGGTATAATACCGCAATTGTTTTGCTTAGATAATGAATATTCTGATAATACAAAACGATTTGATTATGATTTATTAAGAAAAAGTGTAGATACAAGATATGCAAATTATTTTGATTTTATATAAATTAAAAAATTAAAAAAAAATATATAATATAAAATTTTAAACTATGGATAACAAAATTTTTACAAATGAGTTTTCAGAAGAGGTGTTTTATAATACATACATGTATGAAAATGAAACCGTAGAAGACATGATGATGAGAGTATCTACAGCATTATCTAACGTTGAAAAAGATAATGAATATTGGAGAGGAGTTTTTTATGATACATTAAAAGATTTTAAGTTTGTTCCAGGTGGACGAATTCTTTCAAATATAAATACAAATTATAAAAATACAACATTAATAAATTGTTTTGTAGATGGGTTTCAAGGATATGACCAAGATTCAATGGAATCTATTATGGATGCATTAAAACGTCAGGCATTGATATTGAAATCAGAAGGCGGATATGGATTTTGCATAGATATATTAAGACCATCTGGATCATTTATATCTGGAATCGGAGGATATTCTCCCGGCCCCGTTGAAATATTAAATATGTGGGACGCAACATCTGAGGTAATAACAAGCGGATCGTATGTTAATAAAAATGCTAATGGAAAAAAGAAAATAAGAAAAGGAGCAATGATGGCAACTATGAGCATATGGCATCCCGATATAGAAAAATTTGTATCTGCAAAACTTACTCCTAATAAACTTGCTCATTTCAATTTATCTGTTTTAATAACAGATGATTTTATGAATGCCGTTGAAAATGATTTAGATTGGGATTTAATATTCCCCGATTATGAAATATGTAAAGATGATTATAAATCAAAATGGGATGGTAACATAAAAAAATGGATAGGATTAGGATTACCTGTAAAAATATATAAAACAATAAAAGCTAAAAAATTATTTGAATATATTATTAAATCATCATATGATAGAAATGAACCCGGCGTTTTATTTATTGATAAAATAAATAGATTAAATAATTTAAATTATTGTGAATATATAAATGCAACAAATCCTTGCGGAGAACAAATATTACCTATTGGATCTGCATGTCTTTTGGGATCAATAAATCTTACTCAATTTATTAATTATAAAAAAAGAAATTGGGATTATAAAAAATTATCTAAATATATTCCAAGCATTGTAAGAATGCTAGATAATGTATATGAAATAACAAACCTACCATTAGAATACCAATATGATGAAGTTTTATCAAAAAGAAGATTGGGAATTGGAATCATGGGATATGGATCAGCATTGATGATAATGAAGTATAAATATGGATCTGATGAGGCATTAAAAATAACAAATGAACTAATGAATTTTATATCAAATAAAATATATAGAGAATCATCTCTTTTAGCAAAAGAAAAAGGAGCATTTCCATTGTTTGACAAAGATAAATATTTAAATGGAGAATATATAAATCGATTAAATAAGAAAACAAGACATTATATTAAAAAATATGGACTTAGAAATTCTCATTTGATAAGTATTCAGCCAACAGGAAATACATCTATATTGGCAAATAATGTATCAGGCGGTCTTGAACCCGTATATTTATCAGAATATATAAGAACAACTATTTGTAATGATAATGAAATAAAAGAAAAACTATGCGTTCCAACAGTTATTGATTTTAAAAATAAATATTTTGAAAAAAATGATAGTGATAAAGAAAATGATATAAAATGGGAATGGATACAAGAAGGTGATGAATTTTTATTAAAAACAACATATGATAATATTGTATATAAAATTGATAAAACACGAGGACTATTAAAAGAAGTGAAAATTAAAGATTATGCAAAAGATTATCTAGAAAAAATAAATGAATGGGAAGAAAACTCCGAATGGACAAAATCATCAATAGATTTATCTATCGATGATCATTTAAATACATTAGAAATAATAACAAATTATATAGATTCATCCGCAAGCAAATGCCTAGATGGACAAACAACAATGATAATTGTAAATGATAAAATATTATATTTAGATGAACTTGATTATGATGAACCAAATTCTTTCAAAGATGTTGATAATTTATATGTAACATGCGAATCAAATAAAAAGAAAAAAATAAAATCTACATATAATAATGGCATATCTAATTGTATAAAAATTACATTTGATGATAATTCGTTTATAATAGGTACACCAAATCATAAAATATTATCAAATGGACATTATGTTGAATTAATAAATTTAAATAAAAATCAAATTATATGAACATATTAAAAGAAATACAAAATTCAGATGAAAGAATTCCATCTGAATATAGAAAAGAAAAAACAATAGAAGAAATAAAAAATGATCTGCTAGAATTAAATATAAAAAAAGTTAAAAATCCTCATATAATAAACTTATATTCATTACTATTTCCAACACATAAAAAAGTAAAAAAAATGGAATATTTACTAAATGTTCAGACATATGATATTTCATTAGATGATGATGATCATACATATATGGCAAATGGTATTATGGTTCATAATACCATAAATGTACCTAATGAAATTTCTTTTGATGTTTATAAAAATATATATTTGAAAGCATATAATAGCAAAAGTATAAAAGGAGTAACAACATATAGACAAGGAACAACAAGTGCTGTTTTAAAATCTATTTCAAATGAAAATAATGTTGCAAATAAAATATTAAAAACAAATGCTCCTAAACGACCAAAATATTTAAATTGTACAATAGATGTTATAAAAATAAAAAATTCAGAAGATTGGGTAATAATTTTAGGATTGTTAAACGATGACCCATACGAAGTTTTTGCATTTCCTGCAAAAAATATATCCACAAATATAGATATTAAACAATATAAATCTGGAAAAATTGTAAAGGTAAAAAGTAAATATTATAATTTAGAAGATAACAATGGAAATTTAATATTAGAAAATATAACATCATTTTCAAAAAATGATGAACAGGATTCTATGACTAGATTAATATCATTATCATTAAGACATGGAGTAGATATCAAATTTATTGTAGATCAATTATCTAAATCATCAGGAAATATTTTAGAATTTTCAAAATCTATAAATAGAATATTAAAAAAATATATTAATAAAGATTCATTGAAAAATATGGATTGCGAGAATTGTGGCAGTAAAGGAAGCGTGATTTTTCAAGAAGGATGTTATATATGCAAAAATTGTGGATATGGAAAATGTAGCTAAAAAATATTTTTAAAAATATATATATATAAAAAAAATAATAATATGAAAAATTATCTTGATGGATATAAAGAATTTAGAGAAAAATATTTAAATTCAACAAGTAAAGTTGTTGAACAAAATGAAAATGAAAAAAGAAGAGATTTAAATCAAATTTATAAATTTTTTTCTAATAGAAAAAATTTAATATTTTTAAATGAAATGCTAGATAATTCAATAAATGGTATTGATTTAATTCTAGAATCAGAAAATTTTGATGAAGATGATTTTGATATGGAAGATATAATGTTAGGAATAAATGTTATCACTCAAATATCAAAAGATGCTGAACTATCAGAATCTAAATTGATAGAATCTGAAAATTTATATGAATATGAATTAATAGAAGAAAGTCTAAAAGATATAATGCAAAAAAGTGGCGAATTAATAAAAAAATTATATGAAAAATTAAAGACATGTGCAGCAATAAGATTTAATAAGAAAAAAAAGAAATATGTTGGAGTGGCATCTGATTATTTAAATTTTTTAATATATAAAGAAGAACTTGATAAAAGAATTAATCCGGAAAAACGAACAAAAATTATTATTTCTGATAAATTAAAAAATTATATAAGTAAAACATCGGGCAAATCATATAATAATATAGATTTTGATGATGCTGTAATACATGATGAAAAGGGTGATAAAAATTATAAAGCTTTTAAAAAAGCATTTGGAGATGATTTTGATTCATCTGGCAAAAAATCAATATCAGAAGGAAAATTAATAGAAATTAATGAATCTGATGAATCAAAAATTACAAGATATAATCCATATAGAGATGAAGAAGCTCTTAAAAGTTTTAAATTAATAGATACAGATACAGCTACAAAATATTTACAAAGAGATGTAGAAAGATTTTTGGTGACAAGTTTTCATAGAAAATTATTTGATGCAAAATATAGAAATAAAGATAAATATAGTAAAGAAGATTTAACAAATCTTTCAAAAAAATCGTTAGAATATCAAAAAAGAACAAAAACCCCAATACTTTTTGTAGGTGCACCAGGATGTGGAAAAACATCTATTGTCCGTTCAATGAAAGATATTTATGATCAAAGTGATCAAATAGCCCCTGAAATAGCATTTACTATATGGACAGTTCCATTAGTATCTATGACTAAGGTTGACATGGGTGCCGCAGTTCGTGAAGAATTTATGAATTTATCCGGAGAATATTTTGAAAATATGAATGCTATATATAATAGTTTGGAAAAAAAGGCAGAAAAAGAAATAAAAGACGTTAAAGATGAAGATCAAATGAAAATTCTAAAATTTGTAATAGATATGACAAAAAAAGCATCAGAAAGTAATGTTGTTCAGCAAGTTCCAAATTTTATTTTGCCGCTTTATCATGAAAGCCTTGGCGATATGGGAAATGATTCTTCAAGTTGTATAATATATGATGAAAGTGTTAGTTTGGATAAATTATATGATTTTGAATTTAAAAATCCACATGATACCAAAAAAGGTTTGAAGCCACCAAGAAGAAAGCCAGACTGTTTACAATATGCAACCATGATAGGAGGCGGCATTGTGTTTTTTGATGAATATTTAAGGGCATCTGATGATGTTAAAGCGTCTCTCATGGAATTAATTGCAGGTGGAAATGTATATCAAGGTAATTATAGATTAGGAGATCGATGGATAATAGTTGCCGCAACAAATACACCATCTGAGGTTAGTAAAGATTATGCATCATTTAAAGATATGATAGATAAGGGTAATATTGATAGATGGAGACCTTATTTTGTTCAATCATTTTATGAAGTGTGGAAAAATTATTTAACTACAGAAAGTGAATTTGCTGGATTAGAAGGTACTACAATACTAATAGAATTTATGGATCATTTTATAAAAGATGAAAATAAAGTTGTTGAAGGTTCTTCATCAGATCCATTTAAAATCGAATTTATGTCATATAATCCAGAAACCGGCTTTATAGCAACAACACGTGGATATGAACGTATAGCAATGGAACTTGAATATTCAAAAGGGGTTGTGAAGGATAAATTAGATAATACTTATGAAGGATCTATATTTGATTTAGATTTAGAGCAGTTTTTAATATTTTTAGATTCTGTTGATGCCACTGCTTTATCAATACCAGCATTTAATGATAGCGGATTTGCAAAGGCATTTAAAAATTATATAGAAACTATATATGCTATGAATAAGATTTTTGATAAAAAATTTTCTCCGGATTTGGTTTATACGGATAAGCAAAACGAATTGTCAATACCTAATTTGATTACAAAAATAGAAAATTTTTATAAATCCGCTAAATTAGAAATTGATGTTGAGTCAACGACTCTTTTCTTGATACAACGATTAATAAGAATGGCAGCTTCTTATAAAGCATTACCGGCCGATTATTATGTAGTTTCGGGAAAGAATTCAATTATGAATTCAGATAAAATTTTAGATGATATACGTAACAAAAATTATAAAAATATATTAACAGTAGATGAATGTAAAAATATAAATGCATGGATTAATGGATGTACTTCAAAATATGTTTCATTTAAAGGAGAATTTCAAAAAATATTTGCATTAGCTCATCCATATTTGATTACTAAATATGTAGAAAGTACGAATGAGGTGGATAAAGAATTATATACTTATTTAAAAAATCTTGAAAACGAATGTAAATTTTTAGATGTTAAAATAGCAATAGATAAATAGCAATAGATAAAACGATATCAGTAGATAAAAAGAAAAAGAAAAAATAAAATGATAAAAGATTTTTCAATATTTCAAAAAATGATGCTATTAAAAGATAATATAGTATATTTAAATTCTTCTATTAATGAAGAATTTAGAAAAGATGGACAAATATATTATAATGATTTTGATGATGAAAAAATAAAAAGAATACAAGAAAGTGTCGCATATGAGGTACTAGAAGTTATTGGATATTTATCTCAAGGAGGATTTAAGTCAGAAGACACTCACGAATATGTATGCCCTAGATTAAAAGAGCAAATAGGAAATCATTTTTATAAATATAGAATTATTATAGATCATCCAGAAATAGAATCTTTTGCCACAGATGGAGTAAATTTATATATATCATCAAATTTTGTATTACATCCTTGGGGAAGAGATAAACAACTTAGTCTTAGAGAAATCGAGTTTATTTTATGTCATGAATATTTTCATATATTGTTAAATCATAATTTTAGAGAAAAATCTAAACCAACAAAATTTGAGCATGAGAAATGGAATTATGCTGCTGATTATGAGGGAAATCTTTTTATAGACGATTTAAAACTTGTGAAAACTGATATTCAAACAAATTTAAATGCTTGTTTAAATTATGATTATCGTGGAAAAACAGCAGAAGAAATATATAATATTTTGGATAATGATGATATTAAAAATAGAATGAAAAACAAAGATTCGGGAAAACCAGAATTTGTATTAAAAGAAGGAATGCTAGTAAGAAATAAAAAAACTGGAGAATATGGACTAATAAAAAAAGTATATGATGATGGACATATTGATTGTGAAATAATAAGTGAACAACAAGCAAATGATATAATTAAATCATATCAAAATCAGTAAAAAAATAATTATGATAAAAAAATTAAGTAAAGACGAAATAGTAGTTATAATACCAGGAAAATCATTTTCAGGAACTAATGATGAAAATAAAATTACTATTTCAGATGTTGATATAGAAATTGTTGGAGAAATATCTCAAGAAGAAGACAAAGAATCTCAACAGGGTCAAGGATCTCAACAGGGTCAAGAATCCAAACAAGGTCAAGGATCCAAACAGGGTCAAGGATCTCAACAGGGTCAAGAATCCAAACAAGGTCAAGGATCCAAACAGGGTCAAGGATCTCAACAGGGTCAAGAATCCAAACAAGGTCAAGGATCCAAACAGGGTCAAGGATCTCAGTCTGGTTCTTCGGGAAAAATAAGTCAATGGTCAGAGACAACTACAAAACCATTGTCAAAAGAAGAAATTGATAGGATAAGAGGAGAACTAGAAAAAGCAATAGAAGACGCAAAAAATGGAAAAAATTCTAACAAAGGATACAATCCAACAGGAAATGTTGGAGAAGTTTTAAGCCCAGAAATATCTAAAGAATATCAAGAAAAAGCTGGAATAGATCTAAAATTACCTAATGAAAATAAACAAAAAAATGAAAATGATGAATTAATTAACGATATAGTTAATCGTCCAAGTTATTATGGAATTTCACCTCATGGATTTGGTACATCTGATTTTGGGCGCATACAGCGTAAGGAATATAAAGCTATAGTTAACTGGAGACACGAACTTAAAAAATCAGTAAAACAAGTTCTGCATGGCAATAATGTTAAATATAAAACATCTAGAGATAATATCGGAAGTGATGGAATTGTTCCATGGGAAGAGATGTTTACGGGAGAAGAAACAAATAATATAATAGTTGCTATAGATACAAGTGGAACTATTGATGATGATGCTTTTAATGTTTTATTATCTGAATTGTTTGATATTGTAAGTAAATTTAATTTAAAAACATTAAGATTGATATTTTTTGATACAGAAATTAAAAAAGACTTGGAATTTAAAGGTGCAAGAAAAGCAAAAGATTTTTTTAAAACTAAAAATGTTGAAAGATCATCTGGAGGTACAGATTATATAGTACCTTGCAAATATTTGTTAGATAATAGCAATATTAAGTTGAATAAGTATAATGTAATAATATTTTTTACAGATACTGATACAGTAGCTATGAAAGATTTAATTAATTCTGGCTTAAAATTTTCTATATCAGATCAAAATAAATTTATATGGTTGATTGCAAGAGATGATTATAATCTTCAGGTTGTACCCTGGGGCAGAAAAATTAATTTAACAAAAGATCAGATAGACAAAACCGTTGAAGAATATAATTCTAAGCATCATGATATATAGAGGATATTTAAAATTATTTGGAGATTATAAAAAAAGTCCAAAAAATAAATTTGATGTTAAATATAAATTTAAGGATTACACAAATGATTTTAATATGAAATTTAGTGATATTGCGCCGCAAAAAAAAATGAAAATAAACATTATTGAAATTCAATTTTTAAAGAATCAAAATAAATGATCATATTAGCAAATATAAAAATGTAATTAAAAAATAATAAGCAAAAAATTTTAAATATGGAAAATTTAGAAACAGTTGAAAAAATAAAATCTAGTAAATATATAAATTTTAATTTTTCTGGGAATTTTATATCAAATAGTATAAAGATAATATGTAAAAATGCATTTTTTAATAGTGATTTTGATGGTGATTTTATATGTCCAAATTTAATAAAGGTGGACGACTCTGCATTTTATTGTAGTTATTTTATAAATAATAAAAAATTTTTTGCTCCTAAATTAGAATATGTTGGAGATAGAGCATTTCAGCAAAGTAATTTTATTGGAGTTTTTAATTGCCCAGAATTAAAAATTGTAAAAGAAAAAGGATTTAAATTTGCAAAATTCGAAGGAGATTTTGATTGTCCAAAATTAGAACATGTTGGAAAATATGCATTTAGAGATTCAAATTTTACTGGATATTTAAATATACCAAATTTAAAAAAAATTAATAAATTTTCATTTGCAAATAGTAATTTTAAAAAGATAAATATAGGAGATAATGTTGTATTAGGAGAAAATTGTATTGGAATAAATACAAATTCATTCAAACAATATTATAAAAAGAATAACAAAAAATCTGGTATTTATTATTTTGACGAAAATAAATGGAATTATAAAAATTAATAAATATATATATAAAAAATAATATTAAAAATGAAATCTATAAAATTATTTGAAAGTGGCTTTTATAATAAGACAGGCGATAATATTGTTAGGCCATTATCAAATTTAATTAATAGAATTTCAAATATAGGAATAGATTATAATGATCAGTTAATAAAAAATTCTTTATCAATTGGTGTTACAGAAGCCACGTCATCAGTAACAGATCCAGACTTGATTAAATTATTATCGATGGTGGATTTGTCTCAAAAGAAATTTATTCCTTATTATCAGCAACAATATGCCAAACGACGGGAATTTTTGAGATCGTTTGCATTAAATCCCGAGATAGATTGGATGGTAACGACAATTACAGATGAGGCAATTGTTTACGATGAAAATAATTATTTTGCATATTTAAAATTTAATAATATAGATTTAAAGGAAGATGTTATTGAAACCATAAATGATTATTATAAAATGATATATTATCGGTTTGGATTTAATAATGATATAACTGCATGGGAATATTTTAAACAATTATTAATAGATGGAACATTAGCATTCGAAATCATTTATGATGAGGATTTTACGGAGATAATAGGATTTAAAGAAATTGATACTGCATACTTAAAATTAGATATTGAAAAAGATGGCAATTCATATAAAAAAATATGGATACAATATCCAGATGATGATAATTCTAAAAAAAGAATTTTATATGATAATCAAGTTATATATATTTCTCTTGCAAAAGGGAATATGCCTTCTAAAATTTCATATGTTGAAAATTTAGTTAGAAGTTTTAATTTATTACGAATTGTAGAGAATTCTCAGGTGATGTGGCTTTTGATGAATTCAGCATGGAGAATGAAAATGGTTGTGCCAATACGAACAAATTCCCCTCAAAAGGCAAAGGAATCACTTGGAGAGATGATGTCATATTATAAAGAGGATATAACATTAGATCCAACGTCAGGTGAATTATCTGTCAATGGTACATCCTCAATGCAGTATTATAAAAATTATTTATTTCCATCAAAGGATGGAGATGCTGTATCAATAGAATCAATACAAAATCAAGGGCCAGATATAAGTAATTCAGATTTGGTTTCATATCTTAAACAAAAACTTCAGGATAATTCTAAAATACCTCCAACACGTTTTAGTAAAGAAAATAATGGAGGATCTTATGGAGGGGCAACATCTGCAACAATAGATAGAGAAGAAATTCGTTTTTTTAATCTTATTAATAGATATAGATCTATATTTCAAGAAATTATTTTGAAGCCATTGTATATTCAAATAGTACTAAAATATCCAGAGTTGGACAATGATGAAAATTTCAAATCATCAATTGGACTTAGATATAATTCTAATAATATATTTGAAGAATTGAAAACTCAAGAAATATATGAAAAAAGAATACAATTTATTAAAAATATGAGTGAATTAAAAGATGATGAAGGTAAACCATATTTTGACATTGATTTTCTAATTAAAAAATATATGAATTTGGATGAATCAGATATAGAGATGAATAAAAAAATTAAGAACGAAAAGAAAAAAAATAAAGAAGAAAAAAAAGAAAAAAATAAAAATAACGAAGAAAACGAAGAACCTTCAACAGGTGAATATGGATTTTAAAATAAATATTATATATGGACGCTAATAATGATAAAATATTTTATAATAGATATAATATAGGTGATTGTTATAATAGCGATTCTATAGATATAAATTTAGAAAAAATATATGATATTTATGATCAGCATGAGATAAATAATATAATTAAAATTCAAAAATTAATAGAATGTTATTTTACAGAAACAACCTTATATAAAAATTTATGTAAAAAAAATAAAATACAAAAACGATATATTAAGCCATTATTTTTAGAAATTTTAAATAAGATAGATGTATCTAAATATAATACAATTGACATAATAATATCATTTTGCGAATATTTTCAAATTTCATATAAAAATTTATATGATGAACTGCCAATAGAATATAAAAAATATATTGTAAAATATTTTGATAAAATGTATAATATAGTAGACGATATTTTAAATGATGAATTGATATTTTGATAATATAAAAATAAATATGAATAACTTTGATGTTGATGTTATTATTTTAAGTAATGCTAAAAATGAGAATTTGTTTAATATGACTAATAATACTATCAAGTCATTATTTAATTCGATACATAATATTAATTTAAATGTTATAATTGTAGAAAATAATTGTAATTTAAAGAATGAGCCATTTTATGAAGAATTTAATTATGATGTAAAATTATTATTGACAAACGAACAATTTGGATATAATAAATTTTTACAAATTGGATATGAGAATATTAAAAGTGATGCCAAACATGTGATGATTTTAAATAATGATGTTATATGCTATGATAATTTTTTGAATGTTTTATTAAGTAAATTGAAAACTTATGATAGCGTATCTCCTATTGATCCATACTTATTAAATAATATAGCATATCCTAATATAGATCTTAGTAATGACATTTTGGGATATAAAACAGGAGTTACATTATGCGGATGGTGTATAGTTTTTAATAAATATATATTAGATAAAATTCCATTTGATCAGCTATTTCCCGATAGATATCGTTTTTGGTATTCAGATGATTATTATGGATATATGCTTCAAAAACATAAATTTATACATGCATTAATAACATCAAGTTATTTACATCATCTTACAAGTAAAACATTAGAAACCGTTAATTCATCTGATTATTATGATTTTACTATGGGACAATATGAGATATATAAAAAAGATTTAAATTTTAAATAATATATCTATTATAAAATTTAAAATTTATATATATATTTAAAAAATATATGTCTTCATATAATTCGATGTCTAATTTTTTTGAGCATACATTAAATGTTCAAAACAATTCGTTAACAATATTATCAGCTCTTACAGATGTTATAACAAGTAATTCAGAATCTATAATATTAAATTTAGTATCTAATGATAATATAGAATATAATTATAGCTTGCCTACATTAAAATATTTAAAAAATGAAATAACAAGATTAGAAAATAATTTAAATATAATTATAGGGTCTGGCACAGGGAACTCCATTATTGAAACATCTGATGGAGTATATAAAAAATTAGTAGAAAGTAATTTATTTAAAGAGCCAAGAGAAATTGATACATTAAAAACTCCAACAACATTTAATATTAAAAGCAATTGGTTTTTCGAAAGTTTTTTAACTCCACTGTTATATGTTTCATTTGATTTGTCGGACTATGTAGATTATGATGTAAAAGAAATATTTTATAAAAGAATAATAATAAATGCGGATTCAGATGAAACAAAGACATATTATGACAATACATATAAAAATAGAAATGATATAGATTATAATTTATTTATAGAAGATTTGAAATCTAGAAATATTTCATATTTTTCAGATGAAGGAATTGCCAAATTTCCAATTTTTATATCAAGATATTCGGGATATTTTGATGTTATATCATATAAGGATATTATACGAGAAACAATTATAGCAGGGTCACCAGCACAAGAAACCGTAAGAAAATATTTTTTGAATACATTATACTACACAGATAATTTACAAACATATAATAACACAGAAATATTACAGCCGGGAGATAAATTAGAATATGGCCAAATTACAACGTATGAAATAGAAGAAGTTAACACATCAGAAAACTCTATTATAGTTAAAATGCTTTCAGGCAATGAATCAATATCTCCTGGAACAAAAAAATTAAAAATATTAACAGAGGCGTTTTCTGCTAAGACTATACAAATAAATGTAGGATATGATGAGAGAGAGGTAATATTTTTGAAACCTATAGATTCTAATACTAATTTAACAACAATAAATTTTTCGAAGGGAGTTGGATTTTATACAAATGAATTACTAAATAACGACAATGTAAATCTAAAAACATATTACAACGAAAAGGTTATTGACTTTGGTAAACTACTTATAATGATGGCAAAGGATAATATTATACCAGCAATATATGGAATAAAACCAGATCCACCAGATCTCACAAAATCTTCATTTAAAGTTGTAATAATAAATAATCATAAGCGAAATACATCTAGCGTTGAAGATATAAAAAGCAAACTGTCTCAAAAAAATTCATTATATTCCGAGCTAAATCAATTGCAAAATTCAATACAATTAATACGTAATAAATTATATTCATCTCAATTTGAAAACGAACAAGAAAAAAAATCATTGTCAGATCAATTAAATCTACTAATAAAAAATGAAGCCGCTACAAAAAAATTATATATTTCTTTATTATCTGAATTAAATACAATATTACAAGCACCTCCCGCAGAAATATCAAAGCCCAAGTTTAGGGTTCGAGGATTTTTTCCAATACCGGCTCCAAAAATATCAGAAAGCAATATACCGCAGCAAATTGTTCAATTTATTATATCATATAGATATTTGTCAAAGGATGGAACATCTAACAATACAGAGCAATATAATTTTTTAGATGAGAATGGAAATGTATTACAAGGATATTATTCTAATTGGAATGAATATCTAACAGTGCCATTGCGAAAGGTATATGATGAAAGTATTGGAAAATATGTATGGAAAAATGAAAACATAGAAAATGGAGATGTTATAAATATAAATCAAATAGATATACCAATATCAGCTGGTGAAAGCGTTGAAATTAGAGTAAAATCAATATCTGAAGCCGGATATCCAACAAATCCAGTTATATCAGATTGGTCAAAATCTGTCGTGATAACATTTCCAGAAGAATATGAATATATGACAGATCTTATTACAGAATTAAAATCTGTATATACAGAATATATTAGATCGTCTATTTTACAAGATTTAGAAAATATGGGATTAAATTCACACTTATCTAATTCTTTTAATATAAATGATAAATATTTTGTGCATTCTTCTGATAGCATATCATCAGGATTTTTTGATAATGCAGGTAATATAATAAATTTATATGAAAAAATAAAAGCAATAGATACAAGTATAAAGCAAATACAGGATACAATATCTCAAGCTCCTGGAAAACTATTGGTGTATATATTAGGCCCAAATGGAGAAAAATATAATGTTTCTAATAATTCATGTGTTGATATTTTTGCAGGATATTATTATGATATTGTTTCGGGATATCCTCCAAATGAAAGAAAAGGAGCAATAATAACAAATAAATATAAATTGATAATAGAAAATGACGGATTACTTCCATTAAATTTGGTTTCTAGATTCCCAGGCGGAATAGATGAAGATTTAATGGATAGTGATATTTTATCATTGCAGGATGAAGATTATGCAAAGAAAAGAAAATATGATAAGGTTCCATTAATGCTATCATCTGTCAATGCTAATAAAATAGCTAATGATAAATATTTTCAACAAATGCCATTTCAGTCAGCTCAAAGAAAATCTCAATATATTTATTTGCGAAAAAATGATATTGGACTAATAAACGAATTATATAAATATGATAATAATTCATACAATGTTTCTAATAATAGTTTATATCCAGAAATATTATCATATGGTCAATCATATCCATTTATATGGAATTTTAATATAGGAGGACAAAATTCTGGTGGAGGATATTTAAGTGATTTTTGCGTGCATGTGTTACATCCAGATATTCAAGGAGTTACTGATTCATATGATAATATCAATTTTCCACCTGTTTCTTCAATTGGCCCGGCAACGTATCCATTGTTTACACACTCAAAGTTATTTAACATAGAATCATTTCAACCAGATGGAGAAAAACAAGTTGGATATTGTAGAGCAAATTTGCAATCATCAGAAGTAAAAGATCATTATCCATTAAAAATGGGATTTTATGAAAATGATAGATACCTAATAGGAAAAAACACGTGCGGAAACTATCTATACATAGCTCCATCTACATATGATGATATTATTGTGGATGGTACAGATTATTTAGCAAAAAGAACATTAGAAAGTGGAAGCTCTCATAGAATAGAAATTCCAATTATCTATCAATTTAGGATGACAGACTTTTTCGGAGATGGATATGATGGAATTGGACATATAGCTGGTATTTCTAATATGCAAGTTGTTAAAAATGTATCATATGCTAAAAAAATAGGCATTGATTTATATGTAAAAGATACAAGCGTATTTTCATTTGATATTAGAATATCATCAAAATATAAATCATCTACACCAGTAAAAATAACAACTCCAGGCATTTCATCTTCTTATAATACTCATTAAAAATAAATAAAATAATAAAAGAATGAATTCTATATATTTAAGTACTGATAGTATAATTACAAATTCTACTGTATATTTGTGTACACCAAATGGATATTCTAAATCAATAACAATATATAATAGTAATAGTTATAATGTACATTTAAAATTAGCTTTAAATATAGATTATGGAGATTATAATAATTTAAAAATTTTAAATTCTATATTAAATTATGATAATAATACCGGATTATATTATTGGCTATATGAATGTGATATATTATCACAGGGAATGGTAACTATTTTTATTATATCTGATAATGTTTCTATGGAAACATCTGGATATTTAGTAACTATTCCCAATGAACTTATAAATAATCAATTAGAAGAAATAGTAATTAAAAATAAAAATGATGTTGATATAATATCAAGTACAATAGGATTAAAATTAAAAGTTAGCAATGATAATAAATACAATTATTTTCATAATATTTATTATTTGATGTCTAAAAATGGAAAAGGAAATTATAATATACAATTAAACAATGAAATTTCTGATGATGATTCATTTGGTATTATTAGAACAAATCCAAAAATTACAGGAAATGTAAAGTTAACTGTTGATTCATCAGGTGGATTGTGGATGAATAGCATAGATTCTGATATATATTTATCAGATAAAATGTTCAAGAATGTACAAATATCTCATCTTTCTTCATATGCAATAGATCTAAAGCATTTTTTTCAAAATGGTAATACATCAAATGATATAGTATTTAAATTAGATAAATCTGATGATGATTATAAATATGTAAAAAAAAATTTATCACAGCAATATGAAAGATTGTATACATATGGATGTGAATATTCAAAAAATAATATAACAGGTGAAGACTTATCAATATTTGCCCCGTTATTTTTAAAAAAGAAAATTCCCGAATATTTTGTTATATTTAAAACAGAAGGCGCATTAAATGAAATAACATATACAGACTATTGTGATAATAATTCAATTATAGATGATATATTGAAAAAATCATATATTGTTGAGATATTTGATTTGAGCGAAAAATCTAAAATAGGAATATATTTAAGAAATATAATTTCTAGAAAATATTTTGATGAAAATGGTGTGAATGTTTCATTTAAAAAAAATGGATATACAAGCTATAATGGTATTTCATATAAGGACGGATGTTATGTTTCAAAGAAAGAGTATCTTTATGATTTTTTTACAAATAGCCATTCTATAACAGAATTTGATGAATTTATAACGCAAGGATTTGAAAGAAATGGTATTATATTAGATAATATTATAAATCTAGAATTTTTATTTACCGATAAAACATCAAAAAATTATGAGCTGAATAGATACTTTGGATTATATGTAAATACCATAGATTTATTTAAAATGAAAACGGATTTGATTGCATTAAATAAAATGTCACAAGATATAAATCAATATCCTATTCCATCTAATAAAATAATTGAAAAAAATAATATATTTAAAAAATATATCATAAATAATGAAAATGGTATTAAACTTTATTTTGATACATCAACATTAAATGAAAAATATTCTATATTAGATTTTACATCTCAAATATCATCAATAGCACCAATTGATCAATTAAATTATTTATATGAAATAAAGCTATTAGGATGCTGGCAGGATAAAATAAATATAGACGATGTATGCATTTTATATGATGGAGAAGATCTTTCAATGGGGGACGAATGCGTTATAAAAAACATATCATATGATAAGATATATACTATAATTAATTGCAAATTTAATGAGGATCCTAATATTTCAAATAAAATTTTTTATTTTTATTCTGATGAGAAATATGAAAATTATAAGATAAAATTTTTTAATAATAACTATATAGGTGATGATTATAGAAGGCATTTTTGTTTAAAAGATAAATATGGCAATTTATTTACAATTAAGAATTCGTGTATAAAAGAAGTAAATATAACAAATTTTGAGAAAAGAAAAACAATAGAATTATCATTTAAGGATAAGAGTTTTGATTTGAGCTCTATATCTGGCGTTGGTAAATTAAAATATCAAATACGATCTAAACTAATCTCAAAATCATACTCTTCATTAGGAATTAAAATATTAAAAAATTTTAAAAATGGTGATTATATAGAAATTTCTGATGGTATCAGCTCTTCGGATATTCCGCATAGATGGAGATTGATTGCTAATGAATCTTATTTAACATCAGATAATTCTATTTTTTTATCATATGGAATAGGAAATGATTTAGATGGACTATATTATTATACATATTTTTATCCCTCAGATATTTCATTATCAGAATTAGCAAAAAATATTTCAGATGGATTTAAATTATTTGAATTTAAAACCTTTTATATATTTAATAAAAATGAAAATATTTATTTTATTTCAAATGTAAAAGGCATAGATTCCGAATCATATTATTTAAAATATGAAATTTATGATGCCGATACAATATCTGTTATGAATCAAAGCGTTGAAAGAATAGGAAAAATAAATTTTATAGGTGCCTCTGATTATAATAATAATAAATCTATTATATCAATATCTGATTTAGGTAAGATATCTGATGATGATTTTGCTATGACAAACGATGGTTTTTCAAAGATAAAAAAATATAAAATATCTAATTCAAATATAATATATTCATTGTATATAGATGAGATAGAATTTTTAGAAAATGAAATAAGTGATATAAAAAATATAGATGAATATTATACATTAACATTAGAAGATAAAAAATCACAATTTTATATATCTAATGACGATAGAATATCTATATATGAAAGCTTTTATCCAAAGATTTCATTATTATCTTTTTCGGGATTGAAGGATTTTGATACAGACATATTTTTATCAGATTATAATAAATCATATAATAATGAATTAATAAAATATTATAGCAATAAATATGGCGTTGCAAATGTAATAGAAATTGATGATTTAAATAATACTATTACAATAGATTTAAACAATATAGATTTATTACAGGGAGAAACAATATCATTTGCTATATTAGATGATGATATGCCTATATATCATAAAGAATGGATGATAGAAAAAACCATAAATAATAATGTATTTTATTGTCATGGATTCTTGCCATCTGAATTAATGAATAAAAATATAATATTACTTCCAGAAGAAAGTGTTTTATATTATAATGATTCAAGTTTATTTAATTTTAATGGATTTTTTGATTTAACAAATTTTGTAACAGAAGATATAGAAAACGAGTATGAAAATCTAAAAAAAGAATGGAACCTTGAAAGATTTAATTTATCAAAAATAAAAAGCGAGTATGATTTATTATTAGAACAATATCAATCTTCATTATGTTTAAAATCAAAGGTTGAACCATATATTTTAAAATGGGTAAAAAATGGAAGCAATATAAGAGATGTAGATTATAGACTAAATAATAGTATATCATTTGGAGCAATGAATTTTTCTCCAAGTGAACTTTTTAATGATGATGATCCAAATTATCATACGCACGAATGGTATTACATAGATAAAGTTCCACAATGTATTGTTGATAAAACATCTATTGATAATTATTGTATTGGAGAACTTTTAGATATTATAGATTTTACATCCACAGATATAGATTTTTTCACATTATATTTTTCATCGGGATATCCAACAGAATATTATAATAATAATAAATTAGAACTATTTTCAAAAAAGAAATATTCAACATTTAGATACGATTCGAGTATAGATAAAGTATATACATTTTTTAGGGGAAGATATTTGACTATTGATAATTATAAATATAATAATTATAAATTTTCTGTTGTCTTAAGTACATCTCCTGCTAATATAGATACTAATGATCCTCCTGTATCATATGAGACAATTGTTAATGAAAAATGGAAATTTATTTTAATCAAAATAAAACTGTCTATATCATCATATAAATATGAAAATGGAAATATTTCATATTTGGATTTATATACATTCAATAATATTTCGCAAAAGTCTGTAATAAATTTTGGATATGGTAGTACATTTTTAGAATCTCCAATGGATATAAAAATATCACAGCCACTGAATTTAGAACATTATAGTCATTTTTTTAATAATATAAATACATTTGGATTATTTAGCAATAATATTTCAAATTTAGAATTTGAAATTAATCAAAATGAGGATGGAATGTATAATAGACTAACTGCTATAGCAGATTTATCACATATAACATTACCTACTGTAGAGTACGTCGAGAAAACAAATCAGATTGTAAAATTTGAAAATAATCTTTCATATATAAAACCTGAATATTTAAACGCATCATTACCATTTTATTTACCAAATTTTGACTTTTGGGGCAATAGCATTATGTTTTATGAAAATGGAGGATATGGATATGGAAATTATTTGAAATATAAACTTTCATTTGCATATTTGATAGATATTATATCTAATGATAATAATGAAATGAAATATATAATATCTAAATCTAATGGAGATATAACAAATACAAAAGATTTTAATATTAGGTGTATTCATCCTGATGAATTAACAAAATTAAATGAATTAGTACCGCAAAATATTTTGAATAAACCATCGCAATATTATGAATATGATATTATAGGATATGAAATGAAAAAAATATCTAATAAAAATATCATATACAGATATGGCGGAAATTATATTCCCAAATTTAAAGATGTATTGATATTTGATTTGAGAGAAGATGATGATTTTACTATATTAACAAAAAGGGATTATCTTATGCTAAATACTCATTTAAATATTTCAAATGATAATTCTATATTATTAAAAAATCAATTTTATAATAAGGTATCTAATGAAGATGATTTGATATCATCTGTAACATTTGGACTAGATCCTATATATCCATTAATAGATGAAATTGCAATAGATAAAAAAAATATAAATATTTGGAATTCATCTTTTGATAATAATTATTATAATTTGTATTATACAAAATCTAAATATAATAATAAAAATGGATTTAATAATTTAAAGGAAATAAAATCATTTATGGGAAGTAAAGGAATGAATATAGAAAATGAAATAAATTTATCAGAATTTATAGTAAGAAAATATAATAATATAAATGAATATGATGCATTAAATGATGAGATTGCATATGCTTTTGATAATGATAAAATTATAATTATTATAAATTTTAAAAATAGACTAATTAGAAACCTTATGGGAGATGGACATGATGATAAGGTAAAAAAGGTATTTAAGAATTTTGCCGACAAGGGCATAATAAGTATAAATGATATTGATAATATGACAAAATCATATATCATTGAAAATATAATAGACTTGTATAAACTAGATAAAATAGAACTTTATACAAAAAATATACAAAATAATAGTGAAATTTTTGATATTGAAAATGGAAAAACATTGTCCGAACAAAATATTCATAATAAAAAATATGTGCTGAAAAAAGATTTTCAAAAAGATTATATAGATAATATGAGTGTTAAAATAGAATTAAATATGCTAGAATATAACAATATACAAATTGCAATAAATTCTATTGTGAAAAAATGAATAAATTATGAGAAAAAGTAAATATTTAATAATAAACAGTTTTTATTTTGATTTCAATAATGATTTAACAGAAATTACAAATGTCAAAAAATTATTTAAAAATCAAACTGTTTTAGATTTATTTAGATTTGATAAAATAACTATTATAAAAAAAATAAATTATGAGAACAATATTAATTTTATATATTTGCCGCAATCTATTGAAATAATAGATGATGAATCATTTGAAAGTAATCAAATTAAAATATTAGATTTATCAAATTGTATAAATTTAAAAATTATTAAATTTTGGGCGTTTAGGAATAATCAAATAAAAATATTAGATTTGTCAAATTGTATAAATTTAAAAAATATTGAAAGATTTGCTTTTAAAGAAAATCAAATTAAACATTTAAAACTGCCTAAAAATGTTGAAATAATATATAATCATGTATTTGAAAATAATCAAATAGAATCATTAGATTTATCTCAATATATACATTTAAAATATATAGGTGATTATAGTTTTGGAAGCAATCAAATAAAACAATTAAAATTACCTAATAATATTGAAACGCTAAGCTTCGCCTCATTTGCATATAATAAAATTCAAAATTTAGATTTATCAAATTGTATAAAATTAAAAAATATTAGAGAAGCTGCCTTTAGAGAAAATCAAATTAAACATTTAAAATTACCTAATAATATTGAAACGCTAAGCTTCGCCTCATTTTTATATAATA